CCTGTAATGGATGAAGGGGGCTTACGCCCCCCACGAAGTCTTACGGGACCAGACTGGCGTACAAACCGATGTAAAGCGTGGTGCTACCGATAAGAACCGGGATGCGACCTGCCTGAACCGATACCGTGCCCGACACCGAACCCGTGGTCAGTTTGGTGCTGCCAATCGTCAGAGTCGTGCAAAGCAGGTTGGTGATGACGGCGGAATCGCCAGCAATTGGGCCTTCAAAGCCGTTGTCAGACTTAACCGGGCCACTGAACGTAGTACGAGCCATTGCAAATACCTCACATGCGAGTCAAGCCTGCCAGTCTGCATGTCGTCAGTCGGGGCTGTCTGGCAAGCGGATTTTTCCCGATGACTCTGTATACGCCGTGATTTATGGAGTGTCAACGAGTTTGTTGGACTTCTTTAGGTTCTCTTCGCGGGTCATGATTTTTAGATTAGTTGGGACATGCAATCCGCAGATAGTCTCGCCGTTCAAAGGATAATCGTGGTCCACGACATACGGCACCCCAGTGATGCGAGTCACCGTCATAGCGTCGATATACATCTGCCGAATAGCCCGTTTGTCTTCCTTGGTAAGCCATTTAGGAGTGGCGTTACGAAACCTCCGCCGTCGTTCGTTGACTAAAACACGGTAGATATCTGGATTGTTCTTTTTATGCTTTTTACGGTACTCGCGCCTAATTTCATTTGGGCGGGCAAGGGCTTTGATTTTGACCAACTCTTTGTTCTTCTCGTAATACTCTCGTTTGGCTTCTTTACCTGCTTCGGATTGGTTGTACTGCCGAAAGTATTCGGCACGGGCGATGTTGCCCTTTTCCCACTCAATCTTTAGGCACTCCACACAAGCCCCCTTGGTCTTGCGTGGGGCGATATGGCCGTGCTTACAAGGCTCCCCTGTGAAGTAGTACTTGGCACCTTTGGCTTTGGCTTCGGCACGGGATTTAGGCAGCGTTGAAGTATCCATCTTTACCTCTAGGACTTTGATACGGGTAAAGACTAACTTGATTAGTTTAGAACGTCAAGACAAAAAGAAGGGGGGCCGAAGCCCCCCTTCCAAATCAGCGTAAGTTACTGATTTATCAGGACGAACCCGGCGAACCGAACATGCCCAGAGGATCAGACCAGCCAAAAGAATACCTCTCACGGCTCTTATATCTGACATTCCCGGTATCAAAGTCACCGTCCATGGAGTTCTGGAGCGGAGTACGGACAAAGTGCTTCATGCCGTTCGGAACGTCGGTCGTAAGGAACCAAGCGTTCGTGTCAGTCAAGAAGTGGTTGACCGTATAGCCTTCCGGAATCGACCCCATCGCCTTCAACGCGTTGATGTCGTTGTCAGCGGTGGCAACGCGGAGTTCCGTATCGAGAAGTCGCTTCGCAGTAAACATCAATGCCGGGGGCACGATGAGTTTGCGAGGCTTCGCCGCGATCAAGAGTCCACGCTCGTCGGTCCAACCAGCGATCTGAATAACCGCAGCCTCAAGCGAAGTCTCGTTGAGGTCAGAGGCCGTCAGACGGTTGCTGTTGGTGCCGCCAGAGACAAGCGGGTGCAGTGCCGAGAACAAAGCAACTCCGTCACCGCCCGGATAGGCCGATGAGAAGCCGTTGTTTAGGACCGAAGCCGCCTTGACTTGCTTCGTGTACGCCATCGCTCGGGCGAGCGCCTTGGTATATCGCTTGGACAGCGAATCGTACAGGTTGTCTTCAACCGCCTCTTCCGTGATGGAGAAGCCGAGAGCAATCGTCTCGTGATTGTAACGAGCAGTCCACGCTTCCTGTGCGTTGTCATACGCAATCGCGGAGCCTTCGGCTTTCACCGGGGCTGCGCTGAAACCAGAAAGTTTGGTCTCCTCTTCAAAGGAACGCTCGGAAGTCTCAGTCTCGTAGATTTCCTTGTGTTCCTCACCATAGGACTTGTACTCAAGACCGAACAGGGCGTTCAAACCCGGCAGGAGTTCCTTGAGTAATTGTGCACGTGAAATAGCCATTTCTTAAAACTCCCCTATCAAGTGCCGAGCGGGTTGTAGTAAGCGTGACCACCCACGATCAGTCCCGATGCGCCCGTGGTGTACGGAGCATTGAACTTCACAATTACCTCGGGGTAATAGGTGGTGCCGCCTGATACAAACGCCGTGTCTTCGACAACATCAACGATACGAACCGGCAACGAACGGGTGGTCGCCACAGACGAGAGCAGAAGCCCGCGCTGCGAATCACCAGTCGTCGTGTTCAACGCTTCGTCAACCAACGCAACGTTGGTGCCGATGTCGCTATACACAAAGCCGTTCGTGGTCGAGACGTTCAACGAAGCCGAAACGCCCACAGCCTTGAACAGGGTGTCCGGATCATCCGCCACGTACGCATAAATGAACGTACCGGACTTAACCGAAGTACCCGAAATCCAAGACTGCGAGTAGGTCGGTTGACCCGTCACAGAGGACACGTAGTTACAGCCCAAGAAAACGCCTGCAAAACCGCTATTCGCAGCAGCAGTCGTCACAGCGGCCACTTTCACAGTGCCGTCGGTGTCAAACTCCAGCGGGTCACCGTAACCAATGCTTGCAGCACTGGAAGCGATACGACGCTGGCGAGTGGCACCGGCAAACACCTGTCCACCGATCAAATTGACCGGTTTCAAGCCATACGGCTTGTCAACAGTAGGATATGCCATTGATCACTCCAAAATTAAAAAGTTATTTGCCCTTGCCAAACGAGACCGTAGTTTTCTTCTCATTGAAGAGTGGCATACGTTCGTCGTTTAGCCTCATAAAGTTGTTGTCTACAGACTGAATCTGAGCCTTTGCTTGCATCGCGTAATAATCATCACGCTGCTTCATAAGTTCAGCCGGAGCCTTACAGAGCAACAACCCACCGATTTCAATATTCCCCTTAAAGCGAGAATTTGGATCGGCTTGCATCATCAGTTTGGGCTGGTCTTCGGCCTTCACAGGCTCCCAACCTTCCCGAAATTTCGCGGAGGTATTTGATGGATCAGGTTGACCCATAATACTGGTCCGAATCCAACGAAACACCCAACCATCTTGCGGCTCCGGTTCAGGGAGCGTTTGAGGCGGGGTCCACGTTGCTTTGCGTTGCGCTGACTCTCGATTTTCGAGTTCACGTGCGAGTCTATTCTCAGCCATTTTAGTTAGCCTCCAGTTTCATAAGTTCTCTTGCGTATTGCTCGTTGCTAAGTCCAAGTTTTTTGGCAATGGCAACTTGCGTTGGCGTCAGGCGTACCTGACGAGGCGCGGTTCCCCGCGTTACCGGAGCCACTACATTGGCTGGTTTAGTGCGAGCAGGTTTTTCTTCCTGCTTCGTTTGAGGCTGTTCATCCTCCTCTGCATCTTCAAATGCTTCGGGGAATCTTTTCCTCATCGTGTCATCAACTCGGCGGTAATACTCGTCTGAATTCGGGTCTACGCCGCTTCGGACTAGTTTTTCATGCAGGCCAAGGGCTAAGGCGGTCATTTCCTCGTCTTCCCCAAACCAACTGTTTTTCTCGCGCCAAGCCTCCGCTTTGGGATCGGCTTTGGGTTGAGCACTTGATTGAGGTGCCTGTACCTGTTGTGCTTGTTCTACCCTTTCTTCTTGCTGTTGTAAAGAAGGTCTTACACGAGCGATGTTTTGAAGTTTTAATTTAGCGTCTGTAAGCAGTTCTTGAGCATCAGCAATTTTTTCAGCCTCGCCCGCTTCATAAGCCTGCTTTAGCCGCTCTTTTGCCAAATTCAAATCAAAATTGGCGTATTTTTCAGCCTCTTTAACAAAAGCCTGTTCATTATTACCAAGCCTTTGCTTAAGTTGCTTAATCTCCTGTTCACGGGCTTGAGCAAACCGCAGGGCTTCCTCTTTTTCCCGTAGGGCACGTTCTTTCTCACGACGTTCATCGTGATAAACGCGCTTCATCTGAGACAAACGCTTTTTGACCTTTTCCGAATACTCGTCTAGGTCTTCGTTATCAATCTCTTCTACTGTACGTTTAGACAGTGGTTTACGCCCCCGGTCTTGCTCAGGGGTATCGTCTTCAATCTTTACTTCAATATCATCGCTAACTGCTTCATTTACTTCGGCTTTTTCAGGTTCAGCAGTCTGTTCATCAGGGAACTTAAATTCAGTTTGTTCAACATTCATAATATTTTACCTCACGCCCTGCGGATTCCACGGGGGTCTTGGACCACCGCTTCTACCGTGTCGTCGTTGATAATGCGGAACTCCCGACCGTGGATAACCACACGGGTGCCTGAGTACGGACGGGTTAGGACAAAATCACCTTCCTTACACCACGGGCCGGTAGGGAACCGGTCCTTATCCGCATAACAGAGATCACCCATCTTGATGACGAACAGAACAACGGTCGTCTGCTCTTCAATCCGTTTGGTGTCATCTGCCTTGATAATGCCCCCATCGAACTCCTCTTCTACGTGCGGTACTGCACACAGCATTCGGTAGCCTTTGGGTTCGGGCAGGAGTTTGGCTTTAGCGGCTTCTTCCTGTGTTCTCTCTATGTCAATGTTACTCATCATCACGCTCCAAGCGTTTAGCAAGGTCTTTGATGTGGTTCCGTGCGAGGTCAAGACCCTGTAATGCTCCGCACAGACGTTTGTATTCACCCTCGTCAAGTTTCCCTTGAATTAGGCTATCTACAATTAGTACGCGCTCTTCTTGAAGTTTTGAGTCCAAATACTCCAGAGCGTTTGAATAACTCATTTATTACTCCCTAGGTGGTACTCCGCGCTGCGGGGCAGCGTCTCGTGCTTTGGCGATTTCCACGCCAAGTTTGGTTCCTTCAAGTTGCTGCTTGTTGGATTCTTGTGCTTTGTGCTTCTCGATATCAGCACCCAGACGGGCGGCTTCGAGTTGTTGACGACCTGAGATTTCAGCCTCACGGAGTCGCAGTTCATCTTCCTTCGCAGCGGCGTTAAGAACGCTCTGCTGCTCCTTGATGCGGAGTTCTTCCTGCTTCGCCTGCATCTCCATCTGCGCTTTCATCTGCTTGGTCTGAGCCTCCATCTGCTTAATCTGGAGGTC